GTGGCACGGGACTATAGGAGTCGAACCTATAGAGAAAAACCCGTTACGGCTCCGTAAGTGTAACTTACGGTGGGACCGTCCCGCCGCGAGGGATGAGTAGCTACTCACCTAAACCGAGACCAGAAAGGGTCCGACAATGAAAGGTTGCCCTGGATCGAGTCTTCATAACTCGACCACGAAGCCCAGTACGCCCCCGCAATTGCAGGTGGTTGGTACGAGAGCCTATCGGAGCATTGCCCCAGAGAGGATCCCCGTCAACTTCCGGTAGTCGCGATTAACACGTCGTACTCCATCGTTCACCTAACCTGCCAAGGTTGCGTTGACTTTCGGTCAACGTCTAATAGCTACTAGGTGGAGGCACAGCATGGTAACCTAATTTAGGCGAGCCTTGCTCTCCGCTCAAAGTCACGAAATCTTCATTGAGGACTTCGCTAGGCTTCGGCATCCCTATCCCTTTTCCAAACCGGACACGTCCGAAAACGTCCCGGTTACGGCGAAGGCATACCCATCTCCACAGATCTCTGCGAGAGAGACCTGTAAGTTTGAGCATACGAGTATTGACGAAGTTCGACAATCCCCACGTACTGCAACCAGCGTCGCAGTCCGCCATCCACCGTTCTTTCGCAAACGAGTCTGTTAATACAGGCCGCTCCCACGCGTTACGCACTGTTAAATGCGACAGTCGAAACTCCCACCCTCTTAGTACCTCCCTCGGGTACCAATGGGGCGAAACGCGGGTCCAGCCTGAAGGAATGTCGTTCGTTTTGTATTGGGAATACGAAAACGAAGGAAGAGGACGCTCACTATCCTGTTCAAGATAGAAAAGCTCACGATTCCAAAGACCACAGTCTCTCAACATACCTTCCGAAACACTCATGCCCATCCCCCTCGTCAAAGATCGTCTACACCTATAAATGGTGTTGAGGTTTTCCCTGAGGAACAGTCGCCGGAATTCACCGGCGCGCCTCTTACCGAAACCACACGTCATCGAATAAAACCTACTCGATAACGAAGCGATCTTCTCGCACTCGGATTCTTTGGAATCCCACACGCACTTAGGTCTCACAAATGGGACCCAACGGACGCGTGATCTACCGGCATCAAACATTGCAGAATTCAAAGAAAAGAATCTACGATGTATGAGGGTCTTTCCGGCAGATAGTACAAGGCCTGAACTACCTACACCTTCCGACCAAGTTCTAAACTCCTCGGCCGTCGCACGAAAAACGATGTCATCGCCGTTAATACGAACGGGAACGTCCCGAGGGACGAGGAACTTGAAGGTCAGGTAGTTAACCAGGCATAACAAGGGAAAGGACAGGAGCTGCCCCATAAGCTGTCCTCTCTGCTGAACCGCAGAGAACCCCTCACCATCCTCTAAAAGAGAAGAGAATGTTGAGAGGGCGTGACGCTTGATTCCGTCGGGTACGGATCTAGCATTCACCAACAACTCAGAAAGAATGGTGAGTTGGACCTCAGAATTCAAATTGTCAGTGGCAGACTCATAATCGCCACTAACGAAAATTTCACCATCAACCCTAGTGAAATCCTTGAATCGCGATGGTTTAGCATCGCCTCTAAGGCACCATTCTTTCTGGGACACTTTGTCGTACAAGCACTGATGAAGAGGACGTAAAGCATTCTCGACCCTTGGAGGGATCGAGATGATACGCCACTTTCCACCAGTCTCAATTGCTTGCACGCGAGAAGCCCCCCTTTGCCGTGGACAAACAGACTCAGAAACGTAAGTACAAAAGTCCTCACGCTCCCAACGAGCCTGCACGGTAAGCCCACGACAACCACCATCCTTCCGTCCGTTCTCAGAACAAGAACTTAAAGGAAGGGTAGCTGTCGTTACTTTATCCTGATAAGACCGATCCCATCCGAATGGGAAAAGTCTACGCACTTCCTGACGACAGTACTCCAAAAATACTGGCGACGGTTTCTCCTGAGGAGAACACATGCGTTCAAGATAAGGAACGACTGAGGGTTTCTCGGACGGAATTAACTTCCGAAAGAGGAAAAGGGAATGGGCAATAGACATCCTAGTAACAGAGGATGCCTGTTGCCCGGAGAGACTAGCTCTCCAAGGGTGATCAATTTGACCCTCAAGAAGTCCGGAACAGAACTTCTTGATGTCGACAACCGATTCGAACCGAGGAAGTTTTAGAGAAAGGTTATATGCCTTCTCTAAAGACTCCACAAACGGTACCAACCGATCGTTGAAGACTAAGCAAAGCCCACCATCGTGGGATTTATGACTTTGCACCTGACTCATGACAGATATCATGAGAGACCTAGGA